CGGCAACCTTGGCGTGACGCTTAGCCGCCAGTGACGATAGCGATTTGCTCGCCGCGTTGATCTCACCATAACGCTTGTTGACCTCCGCAATCGTCATCTTCTTGACCTGCTCGATCGGGATGCCGTCGAGAACGGCGATGACGCCGATCTTCTTGTCGCTGGTCGTGTAGATGCTGTTGGCCTCAATCGACACAATGCGCTGGAACTGGTCTACGGTAATTTTGTTCAGTAGGCTCATGACAGTAGCTTTTGGATTTTCTCAAACGTCGCCTCGCTCCTTGTCCACACGCCAAGACCGTGGGAGTGTTCAAAGTTATGCTTATACCCCTCCAATTCCGCGAAGAACCTGCCAACGTCGTGGGGGAAGCTGATCGTGTCGTGGAACAAAACAACGCCGTTAGGGTTGAGGAATGGCAGCCACGTCGTATAGTCGTTCTTCACCGCATCGTAGGTATGCAATCCGTCGATGTGTAATATGTCGATTTTCTTCTCCCAGCGCTTCGCCACGTCGTCGAAATAACCTTTGATGAAGTAGAGGTTCTTCATCTTCAACGTCGCTCGGAAGTGTTCACGCAACCCCATGACGTGGTCATATGTGCTGCGCTTTCCTGCGTGTTCGTCGCCCTCGAATGAATCGATGCCGTAAACCTTGCCGTGGCCAAGGACAGCAAAGCAGAAGGTCGAGAATCCGTAGTCAACACCAAGGTCGACGGTCACCTTTGGCTTAAGTGCGTCAGTCAGGTGAATAGCGAAGTTGCCGTGTCCCTCCCACGCCGTAGGCTTGGCGAGGATCATCTGATAAAAGTGCTTGATTGCGTGCATGGCTCAAATTTACTACATGATAACGTATCTGCCTCCAGCGTTGGCTGATAGCTTGTTGAGCGCGACGTAACGCACCGCGTCAATGGCGTGGTTGTACCGGTCAATCGGCACACCAAGTGATGCGCCAGTCTTATCCGTGTCCCACGTGTAGTTGCGCAGTTCCTTGATCAGGTTCGTCGATTCGCGCGTCACCAGTAGCGGCTGCCGCTTTAGGATGTCGATGCTGTTCCTGATGCTATCGGCGCCCTTCGTCGCCGGGTGTATGTTGAAGCCAAGGCGATGCACCTCCTCAATGCTCTTGGGTTCGGCACTGTCAGCGATGATAGGCCACGACCTGCCGATGCCCAGCTTGCGCAGGTGGTCAGCGATGTCTTGGTTGGTCAGTCCGTTTTGGTAGAGTAGTTCGTGCAGGAGGATAGCGCTGCCACGCTTGTAGACCGCAACGACCGCCGTGGGATCGTTCGTATATCCCCAGTCCAATCCGATAGCTACCAGCTTATCCCCAGCAAAGTCGATGTTGTCCACCTGTTGCCAATCATCAAAGACCACGCCCTGCAATGATCCGACCTCACCCAAGCCGTAGACCTTCCACCAGTTCGCCCAGTACGTCGATGTCGCCGCTTTGACCTGCGCCGCTTCGATGTCGTCGCGGATCGTCGCTGGCAGCGCCTCATTATCGCGATACGTCAAGACTACCAGTTCGCTATCCGGTTCTTTCAGCACCTCCGTGTGCGCCCAGAACTCCGACACAGGGTTGAAGTCGATGTAGATGGCTTCGCTTGTTCGGATTGCCAGCTGATGGTACGCCTCAAACTCGATGTTGTTGGCCTCGTTGATGTATAGCACCTGCCGCCGTGCGCCGCGTAGCTTCGCCTCCTGATCAGCACTGAAAAACTCAATCGTGCTGCCATTCGCAAACGTGTAGGTCAGCAGCGTCTTGTTCCAGCCTTCGTCGCGCCAGCGGTTCGTCCACTGCATGACCTTGCCGAAGTCCTTCATAGCGCCACGTCGTAGGTGTGGGATTGATTCAGATACGACGCTGATCTCGGTCTTGGCCTTGGCTGCGATGTTGATTAGCACGGCAAGGATGGCGATGGTTTTTCCGTTCCCCCACCAGTTGCCCAGTGGGGGTCAACATCCAGCAGATGTTCCGCCCTGAATAACCTTCTTCCGAGCGGCCACCTGCCGAATGCGTTTTATTGCAGTTGTGTATTTGAAACTCAATCTGATTGCTTAATCTTCTCGATGTAAACCACTGCATCCATCAACTCCTCTTGCAGATGTTGAATCCACTCGGCAAAGGTCAGGTCATCGCGCTCCATTGTCGTGCCGTACTTGCGTTTGCCCTCCTCGGCTCTTGTCCGAAATTGGTCAATAACTGACTCGACTATCTTATCGCTCATGATTGTCTTTTAGCGCGTTCACAATTGCGCAAAATAAAGCGTCTTTTTTTTGCTGAAATTCAGGTAATTGCTCGAATGGGACGATACAAGGGTGCGTTTTTTTAACGGTATCCTTTACCTCCCCATACACCCACCCATCTGAAATCTTTTCCTGCATCCATGCGTTATGCTTTGCATCTTCTTTTGCGTCAGGGTTGTTTAATTTAAAGGCAACACCAGAAATGGCGCTGTCTCGCTGCCATTGTTCGGCATCATCCCAATGACCTTGACTAAAGTCCCCGTTTGCTTGGCACCATACTCTATTAGCCTCATGGCATGCCTTGGCGATATACTCTATTTTTTTATCCATTTTCAATTATTTAGGCAAACCAAAATTGATGCAGTTCCTCCACCGTGCGGCAAATCTCTTTCCCATCCTTGTCCCACATTTGTAAATCCACACGCCTGCCGAAGTCCTTCTCGTACATCCACCAACTAAGGCATTCGTACTGTTCTTCATTGAAGACGTGCTTCAATAGCAGGTCTATAACTTGTTGTGCGCTCTCTCCAAATTCGGTCAGGTCGATGCCAAGTCTGTAAGCCTCCCGCGCCCGTTTGTTATCCGCATCCATCAAATTCAGCAAATGCGTTAGTTCTTCAAGGGTCATAGGTCGTCATTAAATAGCGGCTGTTCAATGTGGACCTTCTGCTCTTGCTTGTCGGCCAAGCCAAGCACCCTGACTGCAATGGCACTGTTGTACACATTCGCGCCACTGCCCTCGACCATATCGCGGTCGCAAGTCGCTCGTATGCGGGTAAGGATGGGGCGAAATGCTTCGTGATGCTCGCCTTCTTCCCTTTGATAGTGCGACAAGTCAAAGCACCACCCTTCTTCTGCAAGGTAGCCTTCAAACCCCCTGAACGTCAATGGCCGCTCTTTGTCGCGATACACCATTGCACCATCCTTGCCCACGTAATCCTGCACGCGGTAAGGATTTGCTTTCGTCCACGCTTTGTAGGTGCAGAACAAATCCCACAACTGCTCAGGACTTTCAAACGCGGGTGGCCTTCCTACTTTCTTCATACCTCAACCGAATTCATTATATCGATTATCTTCTCGCAAATCGCCACCTTCGCGTGTAGTGCATTGGGTGCATCGCAGTCGTTCAGGCTGTCCAATATGTTGGCCATATCGGTCATCAATGCGCCAATGTTCACGAGCTTGCTCATATGCAAGTCGTGTTCTTCCTGTTTGCTATTTTTCGTCAAGTTCGCCAAGTTCTTTCAGTTTATTTCGTGACCATCCCAACGCGGCCTTGCCACCCCACAGCAGGTAGCTGATGTAGCCGCAGTCGCTGTTTGAATCTGCGTTGTCGTAGTACGTTTCAGCACGCGACAGGTAGCTGTGCATCCGCTTGATGGTTTCAAGGCTTATCCCTTCGCCTGATGCAAGCTGACGCGCTCTGACCTTTCCTGTTTGGGTTGCGCATTTGTTGCCATTGCGCTCGTTCAGCTCAATGCCGCGCTTGGCGTTGTTGCGTACACCCTCTCCGTAGTCCGCGTAGGTGTCAGCAAAGGCGCTGCGGTCTGCCTCCCATTGCCTCGCGCAAACGAGGTAGCGCTGCTGCTGGCTTGGGAACTCGCTGGCGATTTTGTCATCACCCATGCAACGCTGGATGAAGTCCGTTTTGCTTTCGCTGTCTGCAGGTGTAGGTAGTGGCATAGTAGTAAATATCATTAACTCGCAAATCGTGCGCGCGATTCCTGTGCATCGGCCATCATCTCTTGCAATCGGGAAACCGCGCATGATCCGCACCACCAGTTCGTCCGTCCGTAGCCGTTAGCGTTGGCGACGTTCTCCAGCATCGACACCTCGCCCGGTGATAGCGACATCGTCTGCGATGCATAGTAGCCGTCAAGCTTGTGCTTAACCGAAAGCACCTGCAATGCTTCGTCAAGTGTCATTTCTCCGAGAGTTTAATAGTCAGCACCGTCAACCCGGCAGCCGATAGGCCGACCGGTATGGCAAGCATCCAGTGCAGGTTGGAGGCTGCGATGGTCAGCACCACACCCCACCAAAAGGCAAGGCACGTCATGCACGTCAGCGGCTTGCACTTGGCGTAGCGGTAGTACCACGATGGCAGTACGTTATAGCGATTCATCGCCAAGGCAGTCATAGCCGCCAAAAGCAAGATGGTAATCAGGTCCAAGTTCATGTTTTAATCTTTGTTTGCAGTTGTTAATGGTGTATGAAATTGATCGCCAAGGTATCTTGGTATGGCGCTCGATGAGTTTCTTGTTACCCAGTTCAAGCCACAGGAGGAATAGCTGTTTGTCGTAGGGGTAGGCACCGGCTTTTGCCCAGCTATCCATGACTTCGAGCGCGCGTTGAAAAATCGCATCAGGCCTATCGTCATACGGCTCATCAGCTGCCTCCAGCTGTATCTCGTTGATTTCCTCACGCAGCTCATTGTGTCGGAAGTCGCGTTGAAATTTAGAGTTGCGACTTCGGTATAGGTTGATAGCCATGCGCACGACGTAGAAGTTGAGGTAACCTCCTGCGTGCATTGCTTCAATCTTATCGGCTGGCTTTTCATATAAGCGGATGACGAGTTCATGTTCGAGGTCTGGCGCAAGGTCATGCGTTGCCAGCTGGCGCGCTATCTGACGCAGCTTGCCGCTGGTGTACAGCGTTAGTATGATCGAGCGTGCCTCCACATTGATGGCAAATATACATAGTATTCTTTGGCATTATGTTGTGCGGTTCGTAGCGCTTAACTTCTTTTAGCCATGGGTACATCTTCATCGTGGATTGCAGGACGTAAATGACTTCCAAGCCGTGGTGTACTGTCGAGTAGTGGCGGCGCATCAGCTTGGCTATCTCCATCAGCGTCAATTTCATTTTATGGCGCATGAGGTAAATCAGGCAGTAGCGTGCCTCCGCGACTTCGCGGTGGCGGTCTTGGCTCTGCATCTTACGCAGGCCAACGCCTGTGCGCTTCGTCACCTGCTCCGCGTAGTAGTAAAACTCCCTTTGTCTGTTCATTGGTTGGTGGTTGTTGGTAAAATATCTTTATATCGCTGGTGTATTTGACGTTTGTGATGAACGTCTGAATGACATTCATTGCATAATATTTGTATGTTTTCCTTAGTATCTTG